AGACATTACAAGTTATCCTGCAAAAATGAAAGTAAAATCACCATGCAAAAGCGTATGCAAACTTGTAAAACGCAAAAACAACGGAGAAGAATTTTGCGTAGGATGTGGGAGAACGAGAGAAGAAATAAAATTATGGACCAGAGAAACAGACGAATGGAGACAAAAAGTGATTGATAGATTGAAAGTTACATGATGGAATGGTTTTGGATTGCATTGAGCCTTTATCCTATCTGGGTAATCATAAATCTAATCACACCCAGATTAGGACTACCCTGCCTTTGAGGACTTGCATTTACCTTGCGGTTCGCATGGGCACGAATAAATAAATTTAAAAGTAACTCTTAATTGGAAATAAAGATGAAAGTACAAAAATTTCATTGGGATTCACACAAACAATATCTTCACGAATATGAAATTCCAGATGAAGAAATTTTAAATAAATATGAAAATCTTGATACATTTGTAACATTAATTAATGCCGATGATTCGTCTGGTAAAGCCCGACACGTTACCAACTTATTAGAAAATTATGAATCGGTTCGGTGTTATGTATCTGATACATATCAAATACCATTGGATGATGATAGTTTAAAATGGACAACTTCTTGCTTTAAGGCTGGTAAGGAGTGTCTTGATCCAGAGGGAGAATTATTAACATATGCATAAAAAGTCTTGACACTTTCGTAGAATTTGATATACTTTAGGTATGAGGGTGAGAAATGATTCTCATTCTTTTAAAGAACCAAATGGTTCTATAACCTCGCAAAAATAAGGAGTCCTTATGCGAAATTATTTTCTTGCAAAGTACGGAACTAAATTTAGAGATGTTTCTGCTGCTTTAGATAATCTATCAGGTATCGTATCTATTCAAGATATTATTGATGCTATTCTAGGAATAGACAACTTCAAAGAAACTACTCTTTCCAAAATAAAAACAGCAAACGAACAAAATAAAGGTAATGAAGAACCATTATCTGAACTTTTTGTTGATTTGACATATCAACGCAGAATTCGTTTAAGAAAAATTATAAAAAAACTTGAAAAACATGGTGGTTTTTCTTTTGATGGTGCTGGAGTCATTGACATTGCTGTACGACCAGACGGCAGAAAATTTGTTTGGGATGGATTTAGACGTTGTTTAAAAGCAGGTATTTGTGGATTAAATCATATTCGTGCTACGAAATACATCCATAACTCAGGTTTAACTCAGGAACAATGTCAACAAGTAGAAGCAAAATTATATAGAATGAGAAACGCTGAAGCTGAAAGATTAGTATTTGAAGAAATTTTCAAATCAGAAGTTGTTTATAAAGACCCACCAGCAATTAGAATGTTACAACTTCTTAATAATTGTAATCTTGATGTTCAGGGTTTAAACCCAAGTATTACGGCTAAATCTTTGAGTGGGTTGAAAGTGATATGGGACAATTCACATAGTCGTGGAAAAAATATCCATGATGATTACATTTTGGAAGCTTCATCAATGTTGCATGATGTATTTTCTAATGAAGCATCAATATCTTCTTATGCTCTCATTGGGTTATCATGGTTATTGCAACAAAATACAGAAAGTGATGACATTACTGGTTCTTATTCAAGTGAGGAAATTTTGAATGGATTGAATAATTATATCAATCCTGCAAATAAAAATCCTCTAAAACAAAAAGCATTAACATCACAACGTGTTAATGGTAAAAATGCAGAATCAGTTGCATATCATATTGTGAAAAATGCATTAAATGATACCAATGGATTGATGCACGCTGTAATTGAATCCGATGATGCAAAACTTATTGAAGCACTTGCATAATTGGTATAAATAGTTTTGAGAGGTTGTCCATTGCGGAAACCTCTCTTCACCGATTCGTTGCCGTGTGCTTCGGGACGAATCTTCTTACAACCAACCTTGCTTTATAAGGAGGTATTATGGTACAACTAGCACATCATTCACATTTCACAGCAGGCGACTTAGAAAAGTTCATGGGTCTTTCCGTAGGGTTTGACACTATGTTCAATCGTCTGATGTCGTTTCCAACTTCACAACAAGAGAGTTTTCCACCTTACAATATTCGTAAAGTGGATGAGTACAATTATGTCATTGAGGTAGCCCTTGCAGGGTTTTCCGAAGATGATATTGAAGTTGAAGTAGCGGATGGGATACTTACTGTCCGTTCAACAGAGGACAAAACCTCAGATGACAACAAGTATGTTCATCGTGGAATTGCGAGAAGAGCATTTTCTCGTAAATGGACCCTTTCAGACGATATGGTTGTAAGGGGTGCAGAATTCCAAAATGGTCTTCTCAATATTTCACTTGAGAAAGTGATTCCAGAGGAAAAGAAACCTCGACTTATCCCAATCAAAAATCACTCAAAAGTGATTGACCATAAGGATAAGTAATCCTCAAAACCCCATCAGAGATATATACTTTGATGGGGTATTTTTTTATTTAATTAAATGAGGGGGTTTTATGTTACCATTAGCAGGAATGCTATTCAATGTTGTGTCTGGGCTGGTAGTTGACAAAGCTCAGAACTTAGCAAAAGATCATGTGGGTAAAATGTTAGATGATTTATTACCAGATGATGCAAAAGAAGAACTTGACAGGTTAGTTGCGGATGACCCAAATCATCCACACCAATCCGCCGCAGAAGCACTTCAAGCCGCAGCGGAAGGAAAACTACCAGTTCCTATGAAAGACGGACAACTTCTTCCTATTGAAATTGACTTGAAAGTTAGATTTGATCCAAATTCCAGAGCAGTAGAAGTCATACAAAGTTAGGAAAAAGAAATGCCGATGTATCTTACAAAAAATTTCGCATTGAAAGAAATGACGAAAAGTTCAACAGCAGAGAGATTAGGACTTACCAACACGCCAACTATGGAACACATTGTCAATTTGGTGAATCTCTGTAATCATATTCTCCAACCACTTAGAGAAGAGTTTGGACCCATCCGCATTAACAGCGGCTATCGTGGTGCAGACCTTAACAAAGCGGTTGGTGGTTCAGGGACGAGCCAACATTGTAATGGTGAAGCGGCGGATTTTGAGTCATCCAGAACATCCAATCCAGACATTGCTCACTGGATTAATGACAATCTTGATTTTGACCAACTTATTCTTGAGTTTTATGATGGTAAAGATCCACACAGTGGATGGGTGCATTGTTCGTATAGAAAAGATGGAGATAATCGTAATAAAGCAATGACGGCATTGAGAGTGAACGGAAAAACTCAATATAAGGATGGTCTTCTCTCGTAATTACGAAAGGAGATTATGAAGTATATTTGGTTGAGTTATTTACAGATTTTGTTTTTGTTACATCAATTCAGCTCTAAAAAGAATTGGATTGACAAACAGATTCTATTGTGTTATACTAGATTAGATGAGTTAAAAGTGAATTATGTTAGAATCTTTAACCTAGACAAATAATGAGTTTTTATACAAATGTTGTATGTATCGGAAATCACATTCTATTCAGAGGTGTCTCCAGTGATGGGAGGCGGTTTAAAGATCGTGTAGAGTATAAACCGCCTCTCTACATTCCTGCCAAAAACAATCAAGGTAAATTCAAAACACTTGATGGTCAACTCATGGGTGAGATTCGCCCAGGTAGTATCAAAGAGTGTCGTGACTTCATTCGCAAGTACAAAGAAGTTGAGAACTTTGAGATTCATGGGAACAACAAGTTTGAGTTCTCCTTTATTGCAGAACACTTTCCAGAAGAACATATTGATTACGACTTCTCGCAGATTCGTATCGCTTATCTTGACATTGAAACTGGTTCAGAACATGGGTTTCCAAACATAGAAACCGCAAACGATCAAGTTACGGCTATCACACTCATGATTGGCAAAAAAGTTTATGTCTTTGGCACAGATGAATTTGTCAATGACAGGGATGACGTTTACTATTTTCGTTTTGAGAGTGAAAGAGCCATGTTAGAAAAGTTCTTCCAGATTTGGGACAAAGAATCACCAGATGTTCTCACAGGATGGAACATAGAATCGTTTGATATTCCCTATCTTGTCAATCGTGCAAAACGTCTT